AGGAGGCTCCATAGTCACCCGTAGCGGAGGAGGCTCCCTTGTAACCCGTAGCGGAGGAGGCTCCACAGTTACCCGTAGCGGAGGAGGCTCCACAGTTACCCGTAGCGGAGGAGGCTCCATATGCCTCATCTGCCTTAGCCTCTTTCTTTACTCTGCTCATGGTAAAATCAATAGCCATTTTTACAAGCCCTGCAATAGATACCCTAGCACCAATCTTAATATCAGTGGCACATACCTTAGAGCCGTCTGCCTCCTTATCAATATCCCCAGATAGCTCTACCTCATGGAATACGCTGGTAGATGGAGAATAGTACCCCAAACAATCTAGCGGATATTCACAAGCGTGAAACCCCTCCTCACAGCACTTTGCTCTAGCTGTGTGATACTCCTTACCCTCCTCATACTGGAATCCTCTACAGGTAAGATCCTTGTTAAACCCCTTAAATGCTTTCAATGCCATAACTTTTAATCTCCCTTGGTTATTTTATTTGGTTGATTAACTTAATCTTGAAATTTGGAAAATGTTAGAGAGTTTTTTGAGATTTTTACTTATTTTGGGCAATCCGCCCTCTGGTACGGTTTACCTTAAAGAGCTTCATTGCCTCTAGCTCATCCTCTGGGATCTGGAGGAGGTATTTGATCTGCTCCAGCATAATCTCTACATCTGCAATCTCCTCTAGGATATTTTCTAGGGCTACTTCCTTTAAGGGACAGCCTACGGCTCTGCGGTACTTGCTTACCGCCTGTATCAGCTCTGCACATTCCTCTACAAGCTGGTTACTCTGTACCACATAGCCATAATAATTAGCTATTTCCTTATTCAGATCTGAAATATTACTCATATCATTCTCCTTTCGATACGATCCGCAAAATGCCAGCATTTTTAATCATTCTTTCACAGATAGGACAAGGCTTTACCTCGACCGCTCTCCCGTTTTCCTCCCCGTACAGGTAGAGCGTACCTCCTATCATATCCCTCCTGCTGGCACTGATGAGGGCATTTTGCTCAGCGTGAACACTCTTACACAGATCATACTTACCAGAGTTATGAGCCTCATTAAGTCGATCACATACCTCAATATCACAGCAATTAACCTCCCCACGGGGGCTCCCGTTATAGCCTGTGGAGATAATTTCTTGATTGTTAACGATAACCGCCCCGTATTGGCGTTTTAAGCAGGTGGATCTCCTACTAACCGCTTTAGCTATGTCTAAGTAATACTCATCAACGGAGATTCTCTTAATACCGCTTTCCGCATTCACTTACCAAATACCTCCTTAATAATATCTACGATGTTACTTATATCTGCTGTGCTAGGATCCGCTCCGTAAGTAGCTATGTAACCCTCAATCTCATTAAGCACCTGCCTACTCTTAAAGAGCTCCTCCATAAGAGTATCCTCTATGAGGTAATACTCTTTCGGATCTCCAAAAGATACCGCTATAGCAAAATCTCTCTTTCTGGTAGAAAGAGCTTGCTCTTTAGCCTTATCTATCCACGCCTTTTTTATTGTGATCTGCTGGCTGGGTACCATCTTTGTTTTAGCCTCTATAAAGAGCTGATCTACTACTACATCTCCCTTAAGAAATGGGGTAGAGCCAGATCCTATAACCTGTTTACCGCCCATAGCCTTAGCTATTCTTTTTTCCTGCTGGCTACTCTTAGCTCTAGTGCTATTTTTCATACCTTGCCCTCCTTTAATTTTGTAACATGGGAGCATCTAAAGAGGGGAGAAATATCAAAATCCTCAAGAAAATACCTATCCTTTGTATAGTAAAGGGTAGGGTTTTCATCCTTAAGATCCTCTGTACCTGTTTTCCTTAGCTTTCCTGTATATGTATCCCCATCAAAGAGGGTTACTGTTACTACCTTTCCTACATACTCCTCTAACTTTGCCTTTTTCATTCGCCTACACCCTTTCTGTACCCTTAGGAGCCTCTAGCTTAATGCCCCCATAATTCCAGAGATCCTCTCTAAGCTCCTCCAGAGTGAGGGCTCCTTTATTCCAGCTATCATATAAGCTAAGCACCTTATCCAAAAACTTAGGTAAACGCTTCTTAGCACTCTTTACCCAGTAGTTATCCTTAAGTACCTCTAAAGGGAGTGCCAGCATAAGGGTAACAGCTATCTCTACTGCCTCATCTCTAGCCTCCTGCTTAAGCTGGTTAATCTGATCCTGTGTAAGGGTATATGTAGCTACTTTATCCTTTTTCCCAGCTCTACGCCTTTCTGCTCTATTCACTGTATACCGCCCTCACTTTCCACTCTTTTAGAAACTGCTCTAGGTTAGGATAGTAGAGAGTAACACCTTTCCATCTAACCCCTAAATGTGCCCCTACACAGTGAGTAGTAATCTTGTATACCTTACCTCTCTGGAGCTTATCACATTTATAGCCTAAGTACTCCGCCTTAATCATCGTAGCCCTCCTTGTCTATTGATACTTAACCTAATCACGGAGGAGAGGGATTTTTAGATAAAAAAAGAGATAGCGTTTAGCTATCCCTCCAATTATTTTCCTCCGTGTAGCCTCTTAGCTATCTCCAGCTTAACATACAGCTCAAATAACTCAATAACAGGTATATCCGCCATACGCTCTCCCTTAACATATAGGGTAATGCCGTTTTTCCGTGTATAAGAATGTATTTTAGCAAACTTTTTAGTATCTCTAGGAGGCTCCTCTATGTATAGACCATCCCCAGCCTCCAGCTTTTCTAACAGGCTATCTACCTCACTCTCAAAATCATCTACAATGATCTCCGCCAAATCATAAGGCTTTAGAGCCTCAATATGTTTCTTTATAGTTTGCTTGCTTTTTCTGCTAATAAATCCGTAATTCATTAAACCGCCTCCTGTGTTCTTTTGTTCTATTATATATCCCCTATATAAAACTGTCAAGAAAAAAAGAGGATCCTTTTTATCAGATCCTCCTTATGTAAGTTTATACTTTCCAGCTCTTGCCACAGTTATTACATACAGCCAGTTTCTTAGTATGGTTTACGGTTTTATACTTCTTAGGCTTAAAGATTGATATGATAATCATAGGTAAGGTAAGGAAAAGCCACAGTAAAGGCTTTAGCCACCAGCCCACACACAGCCAATAAAGGAGCCCATGCTTTTTCTCTTTAAGCTCTGTTTCTGTGACTACCTGCACTGTTACATTTTCCGATCCACACTTAGGGCATTTCATAACTATTACCTCCAGTTATTCCAGATTAGATTTTATGCACCCAGTGTATTGTACCTCACATTTGAGGGAAAGTCAACTATCTATCAAAAACTTAGCCCACGCTCTAGCATCATCCTCTCCGTAGAGCTTATAAATGCACTTTTCATAGGGCACCTTATAAAAGGCTCCGTTAAGCCCTTCCGCTGTTAATCCTTTCCGCTCATACTTTCGCTCTACATTCTGTAGATGGTGGCGGAATTGATGGAGGAAAGGCTCCAGCTCTGGCTCCGTTAAATAGATCTCCCCTGTAGAGGATACATAGTTATCATCCCTTACCCATACGGTTATAACAGGGAGAGAAACCATATACAGATCCGCTAGAGTGGTATTAAGCTCTCTAATAGCCTCCAGAGCTCTAATCCTGTCCGTAGGCATTACAAACGCCTTTACAGGATCTAAGGCTCTGCTATTCTTAAAGATTTTCTTATAGAGCTCTACTCTCTCCTCAATGGAGAGAGTAGGCTTATCCTTTATCCGCTGTAGCTCTAATAGCATACTTACACCTCCTAAATTAGTCCTCTTTCTGATAAGTAGATGCATCTATCATCTAACTCCTCTAAAAGGGCTTTATAGGCTTTCTTAGTAATAAGCCCTGCTTGTACTGCCTCATCCGCCCTCTCACATACCGCATCCAGATCCTCCTCTGTGAGGCACTCATTAACCTCATTTAGTATGTCCACATATAGCTGTCTTTGATTAGCTCTCTTTTTCATTTCCCGTAAACTCCTTTACTAGGTTAATCATTCTGTCTATACCCTCTACTACTCCACTTGCAAAGGCTACACCTCCCTCATCCTCCGCAAGCTCCGCCTCTCTATAGCTTCTATACGCTATCTCTCTACTTTCCTGCATCTGTTTTAGTAATTCCTGCATTATGCCCCTCCTTAAATTCTTACCTCCGCTGTGTACCCGTTACGGCTATATCTGATCTGGCATCCTAGCTCCTCACAGAGCCTCTCTACTTCCCAGCTAGTATCACCTAGCCCCAGCTTAACCCTGCCCTTTCTAAGGAGCCTCAGCACCTCTCTAGCCTCTAGAAACTTACCCTCTCTTACTAGCTTTCTGTGGGTATCCATTAGCTTATATCTTAGGATCTTTTTCTCCAGCATTTCCTTTACCTACCTTTTTTGTTTTTAGGCTTCTTTATCACTGTTCATACAAAAGATCTGAGGCGTTGCAGATCTCGATGGTGTCAGCGGTTCCAGGAAAGGTGTAGCGGATGGTTTCCCCTGGATGCAAGCATTCTACTCTATCACGGATGCTCCACGGCGTTACCCCGTAATAGTACAGAGAGAAGATCCGCTCAAGGTCATCAAGGAAAAGCGTTCCGCATAAGCTCTTGCCCATGCTTGCCCCGTTCCATATCACAAAGTACTCTTTCACGGTGTTCTCCTCTCTCTCCGTAGGAGGGGAGCCCTTAGGCTCCCTCTCCTGCTTCTACAGCCTTTACGCTACAACGCTTTAGGCTAGTCTGCTTTTCCCCAGCGTACTCCTTATGCTCCGCTACAGTACCTCTAAGGATCAACTTATCTCCCTCTGTAGCCTCCAATCTATAGCCCGTAGTATTCCATACTAAGATATTACCTAAGCTATCACGGAATACATATAACACCTTAGTATCTGTCTCATAGCCACCATAGAAAGATCTACGGGTTACATCCCAGCTCCGTACCTTTTCCAGAGTTACCTCACGCTCTATACGCTCTCCGATAGATCCTACATATTCGGATACTACAGTATCCTCCTTAGGGAGCTTACTCTGGATAAGCTCTTTATAGTTGAGGCTCTTCCAGCTTACATACCCATCATCCTCGTAGAAGTCTAAACACTCCTCCGCTGTAAGCTCTACAGTAGCGTAATCCTTAGGCTTCTCTGTAAAGATCCAGCTACGGATAGCAGATTTCCACTTAGCCCCTGCCTCTCTAAGCTGATCCTTAATGCTGTAGGTATCTCCTACTGCCACATATACCTTACCATCGGCATTAAAGCCTTTTTCCTCGATGAGCTTAGGGAGATTATCCTTAAACTCCGCTACACGCTCTAACCGCTTTTTCTCCGCCCTCTTAGCTCTCTGGGCATCCAGCTTAGCCTTGTACTCTGGAGTGTACTTCTTAACTACCTCAGGCTTATCCGTTCTACCACTACCTCCGCAACGGTAGCAAGTATAGCCCGTAAAAACCCATTGATCTGCTCCACCTATGCCACCGCATTTAGGGCATCTATAATCATGGTAAATCTTTGTACCGTTCTTATCAGTTCTCACATAAACCAGAAAATTATCCATAACTTTACCTCCATTTTATGTAGAGGGGCGGTTACCAGCCCCAGAGATTTACTTAGTGCGGATCTCGTAAGTGGGGAGGGGATTAGTGTAGCCCTCCACATCTCTCTCGTAGCGGTCTTGCCGTTCATAGATACGGATACGGGCTTCCGCTTCGGAAAGTCTGCTGTAGCTTTCCAGATATACGCCATTGATGTAGATTCTAAACTTCTTCATGATTTTACCTCCAGTAGGTTAGTAGGGCTTTCCGTGCCCCTTAGCTCTCTTATATTATATACCCCCTATATAAAAAAGTCAAGAGGTTTCTTGAATAAATTTTATATAGGGGGTATGTTTTTTATATGGGCTTTTTACTGTGCCTCTCCACTTGCTAACATCAAGAGATTTTCGGTTTTACAGATATAATAACCTGTATTGTTTACTACCTCGTTATACTCCTGCTCTCCCTCAAACTCATTTACTACGGCTCTCTCCTCCGCTCCCATCTCTGTATAGCTCTTTTTGCCGTAGGAGGGAGGGAGCCACCCTTTTCTCTGGGATCCAAAGATATTAAACTTTTTAAGGAGAGCCTCATTAGTAAACTCTATATGACAGGTGCCCTTTTTGTAGAAAGTTACGGTAAAGTACTTGAGTGGTACTCTCTTTGTTACTCCGTCTGCCTCAGCCTGTTTTAGTACAGCCCCCATATCTATACTATCTGTAAGCCCTCCATCCAGATAGTTAAAGCACTTTTCTATATCTGCCAGCTTAGCTATTACATCTCTGTGAGAGGGCTTATATCCTCCCCAGCTAAAGGCTAGATCTCTATAGCCACTAAGAGGAATGATTACTTTTTTATTGATGATCCAGCTCTTATTAGTTTTCCACCCATTGTAGTAGTGTATGTTATTGCTGGTTTCATTGTAATAATGATGCTTATAGCTAAGCTCATCAAACAAAGCAATAAGGGCTCCCTCTACGCCCTTTACTACATGGAGGCTCATCTCCTCCCTAATAGTAAAAATGTTAAAAAGGGAAAAATCATAGTGTACCAGATCCGCTATCCTTTTCCTATACTCAGATAAGAGGTTACTGGTTAAATTACCTGTAAACTTAGGGTTATTAAACAGAGCTTTCCAATATTTCTCCCGTACCTTTTCTACAAAGCTGTTATAGGTTACTCCGTTATGCCTGTCTCCGCCTCCAGTAAATGTAAGGCAAAGAATACTATCAACATATTTATCCTCTGTAAACTCTCTGAGTAAATGGGGTTTCATGGCGTTAAACTCATCTATGAGCCGTATACCTGCCTCTACCTCCATGTTATACTGTTTTACTATTGCTTTTATAAAGTCGTTTTCTGCCAGAGCTGTACTTTGCCCCTGCTCCGCTCTCTCTTTATACTCCAGATCCTCAGCCTTTCTAAGCGTATCCTCAAATATAAAAGATACTCCCTCTTTTTGAGGAATAAACACCTTTACCAGAGCTACCTCTACATCTGTTTTTCTCTCCGCTCCCAGAAAAGCTCCCTCTATATACTGTATATCCGCCTGTAGAGCTGTGAGCCTCTGTAGCAGTACTCTCCGCTCCGCTGTATACGGGTTTTTTAGCGTTTCGGCATTGAGTAAACAGATAATTCCGCCTCCGCTCTCCTGCATATCCAGCATTTTAAGTAAATGCTTAGCACCCTGCGAAAAAGGAGGATTACTAATAATCAGATCATATTTCTTGTAGGTATTGTAGGTCAAAAAGTCATTATGTACTACTCTATAACCTTTACCCTTTAATATCATCTGGAGCTCTGGCTGTAGCTCTATGCAATCCAGATCTAACTCTCTACTGCCCCAGCGTGAGTAAGATCTCCGCTTAAAAATAGTATTGATGCCCTCCGCCAGATCTCCCTTACCTGCTGAGGGCTCCAGAACACTCATTACCGTATCAAACTGTACGCCCTCCAGCATTTTCTCTATTAAAGGCTCTGGAGTAGGGTAAAAATCTCTATTCTCCGTAAACATTAGTAAAAATCCTCCTTTTGTGATATGCCTAACTTAATCACAAAAGGAGGATATTTTTAGATATTACATTGTAGCCTCATATACTCTCTGCTTGAGGTAGTCCAGCTCATCCAGATCATTGTAGTAAAAATCCTGTACTCCGTTAAAGCCCTGCATTTTAACCTCTGTACCGTCTTTCTTAGTAGCCCTAAACCATGCTCCGCTCTGGGAGATAATCCCCAGTACTAAGCCCATATCCAGCACATCCTTAATCTGATCCACTCCAGAGCTGTAATTAAGGGTATATGTACCCAGCCTACGATCATTCTTAGTAACCTTATTTTTCTCCATTTTCACGCTAACCATATTACCGATAGGGTTAGCGTAGTTACTGCTTACCTCTTTGTATTTCTCATCTAAGAGGGATCCCTTTGTAAACCATAGGATCTGAGAGCAAGCATGAGCCAGAGCTGTACCGCAGGGGATCTTATAAGGCTTATAGGGGTTTCCTATATTCTCTCTAAGCTGGTTAAGTGTTAAGAAAGTACAGCCCGTTTTATGGAGGAGGGGAATAACCTTATCACAGAAACTCTTAATAAGAGCACTATTGCCTCCGTAGCTTTTCTCGTCCAGCCCTTTCTCCTGTACTGCCTTAGGGATAATAAAGGGTACGCTATCCAGTACTACCAGCCCTACCTTACCAGAGCGGATATAATCTAGGAGCATATCTAGCAACTGCTCCCCGTACTCCGCCTCTGGCTGTATGAGGATCACGCTACCCCAATTTACTCCCAGCGTTTCTCCCCACTCTTTATCCAGAGTATTCTCTGCATCCAGATATACCGTGTAGCGATCTGGATACTTACGCTGGAAATTAGAGATAATATCCAGAGCTGTAGTAGTTTTTCCGCTCTGAGGTAATCCTACCAGCTCAATCATACGCCCCTCAGGTACTCCGCCTCTGGTTAGGTAATTCATCTGAGGAGAGGAGTAGGGGATAAACTCAATCCCCTTAAGATCACTGGCTTTACGGATAATATCCGTTTTGTATTTCTTGCTTACCTCAGCTATGAGGGTATCAATGTCTGCCACAATTACTCACTCCTTTCCACTTTAGCAAACCTCCCACAATGGCACTCTCCGCTATGCTCCTGCTCTCTAAACTCTTTACAGACACACTTAGTATCCTCGTTTTTCTCGATAGCACACGGACAGTACCCACCGTTTTCCGTGACAAGATGTTTAATATCTGGGTTTATCTCAATAATTCTCACAGGCTCTCCTCCAATTCTTTAAGTATTTCATCAGTAGTAGCCCACAGCTCTACCTCTTTATCCGTGATACCTAGCGTATAATCTATTTTTACTGGGTTTCTCACTATAATAATATCTACCGCCCCTCTCTCGTTAGGGCTAAAGAGTACAGCTCCATCATTACATATAAAAGCTGTTTCTCCTGTAATCTCTATGCCTCTCTTTTCTAGTTCCTCCAGAAACTTAGATACCTTTTCCTCAACTGTTTCCACCGCTTACGCCTCCTATTTATTCAAAATACTTACAGTAAAAGCTCTCTGGATCCTTAAGCTCAAGATCTACCAGCTTACTCTCTGTGTTAAGGATGAGCTTGCTTACGCTGTTATCTATCCCCTCTACCATAATAGGGATAAACTCCTCTAGCTCAGCTCCTACCGCCTGTAATACCTCTTTCTGCCTTTTCTGAGAAATTCCGTACCCAGCTAAGAGGCTCTCCAGCTTGCTCATCTTCGGGAGCGTAAGCCCCTCTCTGATAGCCTCACTTAGATTACCGCCCTCTACCAGCTTATAAAGTTCCTCACTTACTGTACTCTCAAATATTTCGGAGCTCTTTAGGCACTTACCGTTATTGCTAAACCTACACCATCTACAATTATGGTATAACTCATCTGTCCTAGCCATTATTGCTCCTCTCTGGGTACATAGCTATCCTTACTAAAGCGGTTAAGATCTACCTCAGCGATACGCTTACTAAGAGCTTTCTTTAATCCGCTGTAGATCTTCTCCGCCATCTCCAGCTTTACCTTAAGGGTGTTGTAGGCTCTCCTGTAGATAGCCTCTACCAGAGCCTTATCCTCCGTGAGCTGTTCCACTTGGGCCTTTTTCTCTGGTACGGTACCAGATACCTTAAGCATAGCCTCATTTTGAGCATTTTTCTTACTGTTAGAGGCTAGATCTGCTTGCATACCCAGCTCCTCTACTCTTTGCCCTGCATAGTACATAAGGGCAGGGATCTTTACACAGTAATACTCTATCTGGCTATCTGGAATATCCTCTATAGAGTTTTCTCCGATACTCTCCATAATAATATCCAGCTCCGATATAGCACTATCAAGATCCTTACAGTGCTCCTCTATAAGCTGATTAGAGAGCCTCACTACAGGGGAGCTCTCCTCTTGTACCTCTTTTATGAGTTTACTAAGTATCTCGTTTACCGCCATTTTCCAGCATCTCCTCTCTTAGTTTGGTAGATAGCTCTTTAAGCTGTGTAAAGTGGGTACCCATATACCTAGAGTAAGGGTTTCTATCAAAATGCCCATCACGCTCTAAATATAATAAAATTGTACAGAGAGTTTCTAAAATCTCATGCAGTATCAAACTCTGTAATTTAATATAATCACGCAATCTCTTAAACATCCTCTACACCTGCCTCCGCTTTAATCTCTTTTACGCAATCTGCACAGTAGCACTCCTCATAGCCCTCTACCTTATACAGAAAACACATCCACACCCTATTCCATTTGCCTTTATCGGAGCATCTCTTACAGGAGCCTTGCCCCTCTCCGCTACACTTAGTTACTTCCATACATAATACCTCTCTAGCCAGCTCCTCAAATCGTAGGAGTAGCGTACAATCTTTTTAGTTTGCTGGATCCTCTCCCCGTACTCCCTGCACCATTCTACAGGGATACTCTTACGCCCGTTAGATCTTGCCACAAAATCCCCCTCTGTATTGAGGGTATAATACCATGTAACCAGATCCTTAAAATCAATGTAGTAAGTTTCCTCTAAATCTCTGTAATTGAGGAGAAACCCACAGTACACTCCAACATAAGTACTTGCCTTATTCATTCCCTTAAGCTGGCTGTTACGAATCTTAGATAGGGGAATACTCTTACCTTTATGAGTTTTGAGCTCCCAGAGAAAGGTATACGGGAGTTTATATAGCCTAAAATCCGCTGGGTTAGATACGCCAAAAAATCCAGCGGTATCATCCTTATACCGCTCTACAAAAAACTCTGAGGGAATAGAGGCTTTTATATCGTGCTCAAAGAGTTTTCCCTCATCTTTTTTCTTTTTCTGCTTACCTGCCATTAGCACTCGCTCCTAGCACATAATACATCCTTTTGAGCCTCTCGCACCGCCTTAGCCATTTCTCTAGCAAAGGCTTTCTCTACGGCTATCTCTACGGATTTCGCTACGGCTATCTCTACGGATTTCGCTACAGCCTCCTCCTGCTTTTGTATAGCCTGTTTGATCTTAGCTGTAGAGGCTGTTTTAGGGCTCTCCTGTGCCTTTTTAGCTTTAGAGGTATCCTTGCCTACCCCTTTTCCTTTTGGGGCTCTCTGGGCTTTCTTAGGCTCCTCTGGAGGGTTAGGATGCACCCACTTACCCTCATCTACTAACTTGCACTCATTCTTATATTTACAGTAAGTGCATTTATCCTCATTCTTTACTGGAGGAATACCTGTTTTACAGGCGGTATTTACCGTATGGATCTTAGCCCTTACTCTCTCTTTCATCTCATCGGTAATTTTCCAGAGGTATAGCTTTTTCTTACAGAAATTACGATCCTCATACAGAAAGAGTACATAATCAATCCCTAAGCCCATACCATAGCTAGTAGCTTGCCACTTATGATCCTCTTTAGGCTCATAGCGGTTACTAAATTGGTAAGTACTCTCTGTTTTAATCTCCAGTATTACCTCTTTCCCCATAAAGCGGATTACACCATCTGGCTGGAAAAAGATACTAAGCTCGTCATTTTTACACCTTGCCTCTGTGTGATCCTCATTCCACCCCAGAAACTCCGTTTTAATGCCTCTCTGGTTAGCCTCTTTTACTACCTCCTCCAGATCTAAGCACTCTACGCCCTCCATCATTTCTACAATGTGCTGTATGTCTAAGTGCCTATCTGTACCGCTCTGGCAAATCTCAATAAGCGGTACATCTGATTGCTCCCCGTTGAGGGATCCGCTATGTACTCTCTGGAAAAAGATCATTCTCTCACAGCCATACATAGAGCTAGGGCGGATATAATCGGAGGGAGCTACCTGCCTCTCTGCCAGCTCCTTACGCCTTACTGCATCCTCATACTCTTTAAGAAAGTTATCCTCAAAGGAAACGCTCTCAGCATTTTTCCCTTGTGCTACTTTCAATAGGGATTTTAAGCCCATTATCCTTTACCTCCTGTTATATTTGATACCTAACATAATCACAATACCTCCCATTTTTTAGATAGAAAAAGAGGAGCCTTTTACAGCCCCTCTCTACTCTTAATAGTTTGTAATAAGCACCTCTACATCTCTGCTATCTCTGCTTTTCTTTTGATAATTACAGTTATTGTAGGTACTCTCCATATAATGCACATGATACTTTTTAGCCCACTCCGTTAATGCATCATTGGATTTTCCTTTACTCTCCATCATATTAGATAGGGCAAACTTAACCCCAGCTCTATCAAGGGTATCCAGCCTCTCAAAGAGTTTCTTATCATCCTCCGCTGTCCATCCATTAAATCCCCGTTTACCATCGTTATAAACTGCACAGGTTACTAAATACGGAGGATCACAATACACTAGATCACCCTTTCCTAGCCCTGCTATATTTACCCTCTTAAAATCCTTAGCGGAAAACTCTATATTTATCTCCTGTAGCCTGTTCACAAAAGCTACAAATTTCTCTCTAAGAGCTGGATTAAAGCTACTCCGATCCCTGCCAAAAGATCCGTTAAACTCCCACTTACTGTTAAATCTAATCTGGGAATTAAAAGAGTAGCAAATCAATGTATATAACAGAAGCGGATCCATGACAGTAGCAGTATTGTACAGCTTTCTTAGCCTTAAAAACCCCTCTTTATTATCTTGTGTAAGGCTATACCGCTCTATATACTGATCAATTATTCTGAGGCATTCTGTAGCTCCACAGCTCCTAAACGCCCCTAGCATCTCTGGTACTTGCCATACTACATCATTATAAATAATATGCTTAGCCTCTACATTTACAGCTACATTCCCTCCGCCCCCAAATAGATCTACAAAAGTATTTATATCCTTAGGGAATAGCTCCAGTAATTGGGGGAGGAGCTTAAACTTACCGCCTGTATAATTAAGAGGGCTCTTAATATACTCCATACAGAAAAACCTCCTTTAGTGATACTTAATATAATCACTAAAGGAGGTTATTTTTAGATATTACTCAATTTCCTCTAGATACTCAGTATTGAGGCTTTCCCCATACCAAACATCAGAGATCTCAGCATCTACGCTCATAGGGAGGTTAATTAGGCTACGCCCTACTCTTTTCATGGTTTCGGTAAGGAGCTCTGCCCCTGCCTTTACATTAGCCTCTGGTACCTCCATAATGAGCTCATCGTGTACAGTAATAATCATATGGCAATCAAGCTCTTTATAGAGAGGATCCCTGTATATAGCGATCATAGCCAGCTTCATAATATCAGCGGAGCTACCCTGTATTACAGCGTTAAGGCTCTGCCTGTGAGCCTCTTGATAGCGGTAATCATCGTGATCTGGGATCTGCATATCTGGGAGCCTACGCTTTCTGCCACAGATAGTAGTTACATACCCATACTCCTCCGCCATCTTTTCTACCTTAAGGCGGATCTGCTGGATCTTCGGGAAACTCTTATAAAAATCATCTATAAGCTGTTGAGCCCAATCTGCACTCCTATCAAACTGCTCTCCGATAGCCTTAGCTCCTCTTTCGTACATGATGCCTAAGAGTACGCTTTTCATAGTAGTACGCCTGTGCTTACCCTCTGCATTAACGGTACCATCTGGATAAAACTCTCTACAATCCTCATAGGGCACACCGTACACCTTAGAGCCCATGATAGCATACAGATCCTTACCGTGAATGTACGCATCCTGCATAGCCTCATCTCCAGAGATAAAGGAGAGTACTCTAGGCTCAATCTGGCTAAAATCTCCGCCTATCATTTTATAGCCCTCTCTAGCCCTAAAGATCTTGCGGATCCGCTTTTCATGGCTGGGGATATTCTGGAGGTTAATCTTAGTAACCTTATCACTGGAGGAGAATCTACCAGTTTTGGCTCCGTACTGGTTAAAGGTAGTGTGTACTGCGTTTGTTTTCTCACACTTTACCGCTGGGATCTTATCAATATAAGTACCTAATAACTTTCCGCACTCCTTATATCTCTGGTAGTTATCCAAAAACTCTATAAACTCCAGCCCCTTTTTGGTGCCAGCCTTTTTAGCCTTATTTCTATGGAGCTGAATGATCTTATCTCCAGTACCTCTAGGCTCTTTTCTGGATACGCTCTTAAGCTGAAATACATCATATAGCAAACAAGCTACCTGCTGAGGGCTATTATAGTTGATTTTCTTAGTGCCCTTTGTGAGCCTCATAAGTGTAGCGTTTTCCTCTATAAACTTATCAAACTTAGCTACATAGGCATCACAGAGAGCCTCTTTCTCCGCCATTTCCGCATTAAACTCTACAGAGAGCTCTTTAGCGTAATCCTCACGAATTGCCACGCCCCTAAGCTCCATATCCATACACACATCAATAAGAGGCATCTCCACCTCTCTAAATACATAATAGAGCTTTCTAAAGTCTGCTCTAGCGTGATCCTCTCTTAAAAATTGTTTCTGGAATTGATACAGAGCCCATGTTTTGAAACCGTCATTAGCACCGTAAATAGCAAATATCTCAATAGGGATATAATTACAGGGGATATCTTCAAACAAATCACTAAAGGTTTCGTCTGAGCCCTCCCCATTGAGGATATACTTGTTATACAGGGGCTTAAGGCTGTGGGGCTCATTCTCGTTAAGGAGCTGTGCTCCTATCTGTGTATCCCACCATACATTAGCGATCCTCTGCCCCCAGTTAAAGGTAAGCATTTTATCATCAAACTTAATATTGTGGTTAATACACTTAAGGCTCTCATTAGCTAAATAGGGGAGCATGATCTCTTTTACCTGCTCCTCCGTCATTTGATCGGGTACTCTCACATTATGGAGATCCGTATGATTAAACGGTACATAGGCACTGGGGAGATCTGGGTTATACAGACAGATACCTACCAGAATATCATTATAAACATCTAGCCCAGTACTCTCTATATCCAGTACATACTCCCCATACCCGTTTACATAGGTTTCCATAAACTCCTTAAGCCTCTCTGGAGTGCGGATAACCTCATACTCTCCCTCAGCCTTAAGCCTACCGCTCTTTACCAGCTCACTAATAACCTCCAGCCCCTTAATAAGGGTATTCTGGTTACGCTTAACTGCGATATTACATACTTTCCTATGAGCCAGCCTAGAGCTAATATCATCAATCCCTACCGCCTCTCTGCTCATATCCATTTTAATACTTTCCCTTGCCATCCTTTACCTCCTGCTCTTATTTTCCTTTTGGCAATGAGGGCACAGGCATCCAGTGTGTTGCCCCACCTGTTATCTCCATAAAGTGCTCCGCATCTCTAAAACAGACAACGCCCATATCCCACTCCATATCTCCCTCATAGGGCGTAAAATAAATACACAAAGTATTTTCCATTGGCAACCGTGCATTAACAGAGATCCACTTATCTGCTAGCCCATCGGCATACCCCTTAACATATCCATTGTTATACGATATTTCTGTAGCTGTATGAAGATCCATTTCCGTTACCTCCTTATTACGAAAAAGGGGAGAGGCTGTTTTACTTGCCTCTCCCTTGAGTAGTCGTGCTTACTTAGAAAACTCTGCTAGCACTGGAGCCCCCAGAGCTCTCCTCAGTATCTCCGCTCTTTTTAAGCTGTAATCTGCCCTCAATAGCCTTAATTTGATCCTCACGGTTAAGATCCAAAATGAGGGAGCCTACCAGATTTTGAGGAGAGGGGATATCACGCTCACTCTTATCCTTAGGGAAAAACTGGTAAGTAGTCTTAAGAGAGCCCTTAGCTCCGCTACGCTTGATCTTAATATCACGCTGGGTAAGATCTCCGTACTCTCCAGCTAAGCCGATCATGTTCTTGATATCCGTCAAGCCACGCTCCCAGAGCTGTACCTGCTTATCCTTATCTCTCTCATCCAGATTAACCATCTGGAGGAACATTCTAAGCTGAGGCTTATTACCAGCTCTACAGAGCTCACAGCTCTCTCCCTTACACAGTACAGTACGATCTCTACCAGAGCCATCTACATCCAGCTTGTGTACCTCATAGATAGGGAAGTCAAACTTAGGCTCCTGTGTGCCCTCCTCTACGCCTACCTCTCCTCTGTGGAGGAGGCGTACCGTAGCGGTATCTCCGTCATCCTTGAGCTGAAACCAGCCAGCCTTAGTAACTCCTCCATTATCGTACTTGTTTAACAAATCCTGCAAGCCCATTTTTTAAGTCCTCCTATTATGTCCTTTTATTAAAATTATGTATTTATGGGTTTCAAAGCATCATAGTTTTAATAGCCCCTGCCATTGAGTTAATGGCAAAACGCTTATTTACCAATCTGCCAACTACTACATCAGCATTACGCTCATCCTTTTTAATGAGCACTACTGCCTCTCCTCTTATGACAGCTAACAGCGTTCTAACAGCTCTAATCAATAAACATCCGCCTCCCTTGTGTTGATACTTAACTTAATCAGTTACAGCGGTTTTATTTAGAAAGAAACTCCTGCTAAAACAAACTTTTTTTTGATACTCTTGAAATAATAGTTAGCTGTGGCTGGAGTACAATTAAGAGCCTTTGCTACAGCTCCCTTAGAGCCTCCCTCCATAAGGATGGTTACTGCTACCTGCTCCTTTTCGTTGAGGCGGAGGGATCTAAGCAAATCAAAAAACTCAAAATCCCGTACATCCTCACACTCTACTGTGAATGTGCTATCCAGCTCACATCCGCCCTCTTTGTTAATCTCTGTAAGAGCCTCATAAGAGGAGGGAGTGGAGCCCGTGTACCGCTTCTTTCTGGTAGCCTCATTGTAGAGGCGGTTTAGATGCTGGCGTACATACGCCTTAAGGAGAGTGGTAAACGCTAAGCCTCTAGCCTCATCAAAATCCTCAATAGCCTTTAACATCGGCATATAGCTCTCAGCTATGAGATCCTCGTACTCACTATTGGGAATAGTAGCCAGATAGGGCTCTACCAATAGTCTGAGCAACGGGGTATTATTCTTGATAATCTCCGCTAAAAAGCTCTCGTTTCCGCTTTCCTTGTAGTTTCTAACTAGATCCTCATTGTTGTATACTCTTGCTGTCATCATGATGTCCTCCTGTTGTAGTCCTGTTGTAGTCCTTTAATATCCTGTGAGATGATCTTTCCAGCCATCTCCAAACTGTTTTACTAGGTCGTTAATGTCTTTTAGGTCTGTGTGCCATCGGAGATTAGTAAACCTAAACCCTTTAGGTATCAGTAAACGCTTTATCTGGGAGGCTCCTTTTCTCCCTGCCTCATCGTTATCTGTAGCCAGAACAAACCTCCTAAAAGGGGATCTCTCCAGCTCTCTACATTGCTCCTCCGATATGTGAGAGCCCATAAGGGCTATAGCTAAGCCCCCGTAGGCTACGATACTAAGAGCATCTATCTCACTCTCAGTAATCCAGATCTCACTATCTGGAGTGGGCACTCCGCTGGAAAACCGCCCGTTACAGAGCTCCCATAAGCCAAAGATCTTAGAGCTCTTATCAATGTCCTTAGCGTTATAAAAGTGCTTTCCTGCAATGCTCCTGCCCTTGTAAAAAGCAACTTTCCCATCCATTCCCCGTACAGGGAAAAGTACGGTATTATCCTCTGGATCAAAGCCCAGCTTATACGCCTCTAGGATCCAGTAGGGGAGCTTTCTCTTATGTAGGTACTCACAAGCCTCCGCACTATTGAGTAGAGCGGTATGGTACCTATCTACCAGCTCCTCATCCATTGAGGAGCCTTTCTGGGCTTGTCCTCTGTAGAGGTTAAGCTCCATAGGCTCCCTCTCTTTGGTGGAGTAGTTATACCTGCCTACCAGCCACTTATAGCCAGCTAGGGGATTACTGAGCCCCAGCATATCCGCTACAAACTGTGGGAGATCCGCTGTATAACCACAGGTAAAGCAGTGTACCGTACCTGCCTCATAGTGCTTTCCGCTTACTGTTTTCTCGTACTTACTCACACCGCAAGAGGGGTTACGCTCCTTGCCTCCGCCATGAAATGGGCAGGTGCACATAAGATCCGATCCAGTATCTTTTACCTCCCTTAGTAGCCCTGTACCGTAGAGCTGGAGCTTAATATCCTTAACTACCTGCTCTACGGTAGCTACTACGGGCATCCGCCATACCGTTATCATTTCTTCGATTTCTTAGGAGCGGTAAGTTTTAGCACTACTACCTCAGTTACCTTTAAGCACTCCATGAGTACCTCCTGTGGAAGTGTGCCAGCCTCTACAGCCTTAAGGGTAGCCTCCTCATCCACAGCCTCTACCGTCTTAATGCAATCGGTTAAGCCTCTGTTACGGAGCTCCTCTAAGAGCTTAGGCTCATCAATACTCTTTCGCTCCTGCAAGATCCGCTCAAATCTGTATCCTGCATCATCGGTAAAATCTTTCTCTCCAGCCTCCGCCATAGCATCCTTGAGGAGTGCTTTATACTTTTCCTCCTCTTTCTTTGCTTGTTCAAAGGCTAGCTTTCTGGCTTTATAAGCCTCGTAAATTTCTTGCAGTTCCATCTATGTTTTCCTCCTAAGATAATCATTGTATGGCTAAAACTATTGTTAAACAATAGTCTGTACCTAAAAAAAGATAGCAAAACCCAAAACAGTATCAATTGCTACTGTTGAACAATATATCAGAAGTTTGTACTGTTGTCAAGAGCAAAACTCTGTTAAACAATATTAGAATTAAATTTTTCTTTACTTTTCTACTGTTTTACTGTATAATGCAAGTAGAAAGGAGGTGTAAGTATGAGCAATAACAATGACCTCGCTACCAATTTTGCAAAAACCCTAAACTACTATATAGCCACATCTGGAAAGACTAAAAAGGAGATAGCCGATGCCATAGGTGTACCTCCTACAACCTTTTCCGCATGGAGCAAAGGTAGACACTTGCCAGATATGGACAGGCTCCAAACCTTAGCTAACTATCTACAGGCTCCTGTAGCTCAGTTTTTCGATTTTGCAGAAGTCACAGAAAAACCAGATCCGCTTTTAAGTGAGATGATGGAGCTATATCCTCAGCTATGCAATGAGGATAAACACATGATAAGATCCCTAACCGTTAGAATGTTAAAGCTGTACAAAGAGTAGAAATAGCAATTCCGTCTCTACAGGATTGCTTCTCTGTTAAACAGAGATATTAGGGTATAAAAGACAGAGGTAGCCTATAATCCTAGCAAACCTCTGTTTTGGTGGTACTATATCTCTATTAAACAGAGATTTCAAGAGGTGTTAGCGATTATTTACAATTTGTTCACAATTTAACGGAGATCAATCTCTGTTTTGTGGAGCTAATTGCCGTTTGCAAAACAGCTAAAACCCATTTCTAAAAGAAAGGAAGCGTTACCGCATGACTAAGACTTTCTCTAAGGCTCTTAATTACTATCTGGAGCTTAGAGGCAAAACCCAGCAAGATCTCATAAATGATCTAAACTTTAGCTCCTCTACCGTATCCCAATGGTGCAACGGAAAAACTATCCCTCGCATGGATCGTATTAAGGCAATCGCTACATATCTCGGAATTGATAAGACAGAGCTACTAAAAGATCCAGAGGTTTTCTCTAAAGAAAAATTCACAGCGGATCCCTATCTTATAGCGGAGCTATTAAAGCGTAAATCCGCCCTCTATGAGCTATTCAAAATCTCTATTACACTGTCCGATAAAGATCTAAAACTGCTAACCAAATTAGCCCTCAGAATAAACGAATTGCATGAAAAGTAAATCCCTGTATATATTCTTCGTATAAGCTAGTTACAAAGTTACACCTGTCTCTTTTACTCTATCCTTAAGAGCTGTGCGGTTCCCCTCTCTGGTAAAATCAATGTAAGCTAGGGGGATACTGTACAGCTCACTAAGTTTCTGGGCGTTCTCCATATTGGGAGCTGTTCTCCCAGATTCCCAGCTTACCAGTGTTTTCTCACTAATCCCCATTAACTCAGATACCTCTTTTTGAGTATAGCCCGTCTGCACTCTACAGGCTGATAGTCTCCACTTCATTTCAAAGAAACCCATATTACACCGCCCTTTCTGCTGTAAAGAGCTCCAGAGCCTCCGCTGGTACAAACTTTCTTACCGTAGGTACCAGTACCTCACGCTCTACAGATCCCAGCTTACCGCTCTGGATATTACGGTATATAGATCTCTCACTCATTCCCATCATTTCTGCCACCTCTGCTACTGTGTAGAGCTTTACCTCTACTACTGCGGAGAGTTCCTCTACAGGCTCTCCCAGCTTGCCTCTATACCAGAGCTTAAACTGCTCTCCAGCCTGTCCGATCATACGCCCAGCTAGGAGCTCACAGCCCAGATAAGTTACCCTGTAAGTAGCCTTTCTGCCCTCGCCCTCTAGGATAAAGTACTTAGGAGCATCCTCTCCCAGAGCCTCGCAGTACTTACGGATAGCTCTGAGTAGGTTATCATGCCTCTTTCCCAGCACTTCCGCCACATCTTTACTGCTAAAGAATTTCTCCATAATAGAAAAATACCTCCATTTCTTTTACGGTTAATTAACCTAATAAGAAATGGAGGTATTTTTTAGAGAGATTTTATAAAATTTTTTGCTTTCGATTAAAAGCCGTAATCTTTAGTGCTATTTGTGCCCGTTTCCGCCTCTGGGTTATCCTCTGCCTTAATGAGAGGATCTAAGTAGCCTGTGTTAATATCCCAGATCATAAGCACCTCTTTATTATTCATACCGTAACGGTTTTTCTTAACAGAGATCTTAAGAGTACCGTCTATCACACTAAGGGAGAGCACTCTGGTAGCGTTCTGCCCTACACCGTCACTCTCCGCCAAATCATGGAGCTCTGGGCTCTCTCCCTTTTTGCGGTTTTTAACCGCCTCACGGTTAGCCTGTGCCATGAGGAGTATAGGCTTTCCAATCTCCTTAGAAACCAGAAACAGATCCTCCGTGATATTGGTATAGGCAATTCTGGGAGTATCCGCTCTACGCTTATCACTCATAAGAGAGAGCTGATCCACTACTACCATATCCGCCCCATGCTTAAGGGCTAAACTCTTAATCTCGTCTGCATTAGGCTTACGCCCCTCAAAATCATCTGGAGTAACTACGATAAAACCGCTTTTTTGGGAGAGCTGGTTAATGTAGTTCTCATAATCCTCCTGTAGAAACTTTCCGCCATCTGTGCCCCGTTTCTCTCCCAGAGAGTGAGCACCGTTAAGGAGCCCCATATTGGAAAAGTGCTTATTGAGGGTATCAAATCTAAAGCCTACCATTTCCTTACTCATCTCTCCAGAGTAGAAAAGGATCTTATAGCCCAGTTTCCACGCTACTACTGCAAAGTATTCTCCGATCCATGTTTTACCTACATTAGTACGCCCTGTAACTACTACCAGTTCCTCTCCCCACAGCCAGCCGTTAGTAATCTCATCTAGCTTGTCAATGCCCGTAGGGATACCAATTAAGCCCTTAACCTCACATCTCTTTTTATACTCAGTTAAGCGATCCCTAGCATTAGCTACAATGTCATACCCATCCTTATTCCTACTAACAGGTACCGCTTTCTGGAGTGCCTCTAACTGATCCTTGATGTACTGGATAGCCTTAATACTATCCTCTCTTACTAAATCCGCTGTACTTTGGATAATGGGAGCCAGCTTAGTATAGGTATACGCCTCTTTGAGCTTATACACTAGGTAATCTGTACTCTCAGTAACCTCCAGCATTTGAAACTCTTTGAAACGCCCCAAAAAGGTAATTTTATCTGGCATCTGCTTATAGGTAGTATAGTGGTTAATGATAAACTCTACCTCATCCCTAGAGGTGAGAAACATCTCAGCTATAACTCCGTTAGCATGGAGGATCTCCAGATCTGGAGCATCCAGCACTTTACAGATTAAACTCTGCTCCACCATAGTTAAACCCTCCTATCTCCTCCAGTAATTTCTATCACCTGTGAGGCTCCCAGCACTCTACTAGAGATACGATCCCCCAGCTCCGCCTTAAGCTCCTCTGGGGAGAGGTTACTGGTATAAATCGTAGCCAGATCATTACTTACTCTGGTATTGATAATACTAACCATACGCTCTCTTACCCATTCGGTAACTCTTTCCGCCCCTATATCGTCAATGATGAGGAGTTTACACTCCCTTACCATAGAGAGTACCTGCTCAAAATCTGGATCCTTACTATCATAGTTATCTCTAAGATCCTCCAGAAAAGTAGGGAGGAATATGTAAAGCCCCTCATTTTCCAGCCCTGTATCAAAGGCTATCTTTCTAAAGTAGTGGCTCATAACCTTACACGCCCAGCTAGTCTTACCGTTACCTGTACTTTTTCCCCAGATATACAGCCCCTCTCCAGCCTCTACCTTTTCCAGTACGCTCTCCTTATACGCATTGAGAGCCTCAAAAGCTGGTATATCTACCTGCTCTGGCTTAAGAGGGATATTATATCTGTATTTCTCTGGGATCCTGCTTAAATTATACAGAGCCCTAAGCACTCTATACCCTCCGCACAGCTCACTACAGGCGGATCTATCTTTTTTACAGTATGCCTCTGCAAAACATCTCACTCCTGCATACCTCCTTAACCGTGATACCTAACTTAATCATGAAAAAAGCAAAAATTTAGAGGAGAGTTTTTAGCTCTCCTCTATACTCAGTAAACTAGCTCTTTACCGTCACTATCCTTAGCAGTTTCACCGCTCCACTTTTTACTAACCGCTGTAGCCCTTTTCTGCTGTCCGTACTTCTTAAGGGGATAAAGGGCTTTCCAGCCTTTATCTATACTCTGATCTACGATAGCCATAGCTAATACGGGATCCTCTCCAGCATTTTCCCTAAGTACCTCTGCAAACCCCATTACTGTAACAACCTTAGGAGTATAGTTTTTCCCTTTGCAATAGTTGAGGAATTTTTGTAGAGCCTCCCTTATATACTTATTCTCATCCCCACTAAGGATATCTGCATAGTTTGAGGGAGCTTGCTCCCCCTTTACCGTAGGTAAAGGATTATTTTCCTCTATATTATTATTTATATTATTGGGTAAAATTTTTTTACTACCCCCAGTAAAATTTTTTAACTGGGGTGGTAAAATTTCTTTACCTCCTGTAAAATCTGGTACTACCGCTGTGTATCTGTTGTAGATTACTCCGTTAATCTCATTACTCTCCTTAGTGAGGTATCCGCTCTCTACCAGATCCTTTAGCGTATTGATAACTGTAGGGCGTGAGGCTCCTAGCCATTCACACAGATAATTGATACTAGCGGTAAACTCTTGATGAGCCACCTGTGAAAACCCATAGATAATAGCGTATATATCTAAAGCATTTCCCCTTAGCCCTAACACATTCCTCATCCAGCCTTGTACCACATAGTAATTTTCATTCTGTACCATTGTTTTGCCCATGATATACCTCCAGTTTAAGGGGAGAGGCGTAGCCCCCCCCCTGTAAGTAGTTTATTCCATTTCAGAGATCACTTTTTCGATGTTATCGCATACCTCATCAAAAGCCTGTTTAATGATAGCTCCTCTCTGCGTAGGATCTGTGCCCCCGTCAATCATAAGGCTCATCCGTACAGTAGGCTTACACCAAATACCGCTCTTGTTTTGTACGCTCATGCCCAGCTCTACATCAATACCAGCTACTCTAGCGGTAAACTCACTCTTTGCCATTGTTTTTACCCTCCAACTTTTTAAGATTAGTTTCTCTCCGCTTAAGCCTCTTGTTTAGCTCTGATACGGAGCATCCGAATTTTCTAGCAAGCACCTTTTTATAGAGGAGCGTTCCCTCTTGCTTAGCCTTATTCCTTTCCAGCTTTCTCTTTATACTGCTCACGCTTATCCTTCTCCATATCCTTTACACTGAACCAAGCCTCTGCACCCGTTTCAATAGATTCCGATACAGGCTGAGGCTCAATGGTTACGGTCACCTTACAGCAATTACTCTTAAAGACGGGGAGCCCAGAGTTATGCCCGTAGGTATTTCCTACTCTGGTACCTAAGGCTGTAGAAATGATCTCATCCAGATCTCTGCCGTTTACAGTGAGCCCAAAACCGTGATCCTCTACCTGTGCGTTTGTGAATGTCAGTTTAAGCATTTTAGCTTACCTCCTGTTTTTTGATGGTACTTAACTTAATCCTAGGAGGGTAATAAATTTAGATAGGGAGGCAAGAATTTTTACTACTTTCCTCAAAAATGAGTAAAAAAAAAGAGGAGAGCTGTTACGCTCTCCTCAAAACTTAGGGTTATTTTTTTCTACGGTCTTTAGCTGGGAGATCTGCATAGGCTTTAATCTTTTCCAGCTCAGCATCTTTCCAGTATCTATACCCGTTAATATCTCTCACAGAGGGAGGAATAACTCCAGCATCCTCCCAGAGGCGGATAGTTTGAGTGGAAACGCCTACAAGATTTGCTACCTCTTTTCTGGTATAAACCCTCTCTCTAGTCTCTACATCTATTGTGATCACCTGCATAAGTGTATACCCCCTCTTTATATACCCCTAATATATCATATTTTCAGTAATTTGTAAAGTATTGTCTTAATATCTGCCTTAGATCCTTTTCCGTCTACTACTCTATCAAAGAGATCCTTATTTTCTAACAGGTACTCCTCCACGCCCTCATCTACAGAGCCCTTAGCTACCATAGAGATAACATTTACAGTACCAGCGGTACCGATACGATGAGCACGATCCTCCGCCTGTGCATTTTCTCCGCTATTCCATAGCTTATCTATAAAAAATACATAGGAGGCTTTATTAAGGGTTAATCCTGTACCCATAGCTCCGATAGTGCCAATAGCCAGCTTACAGCTAGGATCCGTCTGGAAACGCTTTACCTCTTTCTGTCTATCCTCTGGAGATACCTTACCTACGATATACACAGGATTATACTCCTGTAACGCCTCCTTATAGAGGCTGGCTACCTGCTCCCACTGGCTAAAGATTATAGCCTTATGCCCATTAGGGATTATCTCCTCAGCTAGCATATCCGCTATACGCTCCAGCTTAGCGTTATCCTCTGTAAACATCCCTCCTGTAAGCTGTCTAAGCCTCAAAGTACAGGAGAGCGGATTAACGGAGGCTAAGATGCTTTCCATATCCTCTATGATACCCTGCTCAATCTCTTTGTAGAGTTTCCGCTGTTTAGCCGTAAGCTCTACATACTCCGTAGAGTGGATCTTAGGAGGTAGATCCAGTACCTCCTCTTTCTTTCTGCGGAGCATAACCTTATTTAGCTCTGCATTAAGGCTCTCTAGGTTTTTGTGTCCTACTACTCGTTTATTATTAAAGCCTCCCATAACGCAGTACGCATTACGGAAACTATAAAAGCTCCGCTTTTCAACTCCCAGCCATGTAAGGATGTTCCAGAGATCCTCCGCCTTATTCATAGGGGTACCAGATAAGCCTATTTTAACGGGGCTCCTTAGCATTCTAAGAGCCGTACCCTGCTGGCTACTGCCATTCTTAGCCTTATGGATCTCATCCACGATAATACAGCCTATAAAGCCATCTTTGATACCTACATATATGGCATCTTGTACCGCCTCATTACGGAGGCTCTCAATATTGATTATAGCATAATACTCCGATCCTCTGAGCCACTCATTAAGAGCCTTTACTCTTAGAGGCATCGTTTTTTGATCCAGCATTACACTCTTTTCCTTAGAGTGAGTTTTAATTTCTGCCTCCCAGTTATATTTAACGGAGTTTACACCGCATACAATGAGGCACTTGCACAGATCTCTCTTTCGGGCTACGGTAATATCTATACTCTCCTTAGTTTTACCTAAGCCCTGCTCATCTCCTATAAGGAGCTCATCTCTCTCCATGCCGTAATTAAAAGCCTCTATTTGATGGGGGAGGGGAGTAGTGGTAAAATCAAACTCCACTATAGGCTTAATCCCTCTAAGCCTGTCCTGTGTAGCCTCTCTTTTATCCTCTATCTCCTTAGTTTTGAGGGCATCCATTACACCGCTGTTACTGTTGATGTTATGGAGCCCCAGCTTATCTACTAGGTTAGGGAGCTCATGAGCTGGGATCTCCCACGCTCTATCCTCTGGTAAGTATCTCCTCTCCGCTAGCTCTTTTATCTTAGCTACGGTAATAGGATCGTACTTAAAGGAAACCTTAAAGGCATCCTCAAAATAGGTACCCTTACCCAGTTTTTCAACTGATACCATAAAATAAACCTCCTGTGATTAGTATAATTAACCTAATCACAGGAGGTATATAATTTTAGATACCCCTTGTATAGTTCTAGGATATTTGCAACACTACGGGGAGCTCTCCTCCCATTGCTTTAACTACATAACTTTTTGCAGTATGTATAAACAAGTGTCCGCCTTCTTGGTGTCGAAGCACTTACTCTTCCCGAAGATCTGAATGTTCATACCGTACCTCCATTAAGCATAATCCTCTGGCAGGGGCGGTTTCCCCTGCGTCCTCCCGACAACGGGAGCGGAATAGGGCAGGAATGGTATCCGGGGACCGTTGACCCATACCTACCTCCAATACGGTCCCTACAAGGATCCGTACCATATTATATAGGAAGCCGTCTGCCCGTAGGGTGAAGATCAGCTCCTCTTCCTCTCGGCGGAGGCTGAATTCGTACAGCCTGCGGACGGAGGACTTCTTAAAGTGCTTGTTGGAACAGAAAGCAAGGAAATCATGGGTGCCCAAGCACAGCTCCATGGCTCGCTCCATTGCCTCTGTATCCAGCTCTTGGGGGACGGGAGCACGGTAGAGCCGCCCGAACACATCCGGCTTCTTGCTGTTCCAGATCCGATAGCAATAAGTTTTCTCCGTAGCGGAAAGGCGAGCGTGGAACCGCTCCGGGGCATAGTCCAAGTCTAAAATGCCGATATCCTCCGGGAGTCTGTGACGGAGCTGGGACAGGAGCCTGCTCCTGTCATATCGGGGACCGCGGAAGGAGGCCACCTGTCCTGTGGCATGAACGCCTGCATCGGTCCGACCGCTACCGTGGATCTCTATAGGCTGTCCGAAAATATCGGACAGGGCGGATTCGATACGGCCTTGTATGGTATTCTCTCCCGGCAATCGCTGCCAGCCCTTAAAGCGCGTGCCGTCATAGCTGATGATCAGGCGGTAATTCTGCTCTCCCATTCTTCCATTTCCTCCATAGCCTCGGCTCTGGTATCTGCGGTGAATGCAAATTCCCCGTTGGCATAAACCTCGTAATGTCCTCTTTCTGCAACAATGCTCCAACTCATGTGTGATCATCCCTTCTTGGTTTGTATATCTGTATTATATCAAATACACTGTCCAATAAATGGGACTTTGATAAGAATATTTTTAGAAAAACACAAGAAAAAGCACAATCTTGCAATGCTATGCCACCATTGTACCATACCTTCCCGAAAAATGCAAAAATAAATAAACGCAAAATTGATTTATCGGTCTATTTGAAGTTTGCAAAGGCCCCTTGCCTCTCCCTTTGGGAGAGGTGTCGCGAAGCGACGGAGAGGGTAAATGGCACTGCCGTCATCCGTTACATTTCCGTGATTACGAATGCATTACCAAGTCATTCGTAGGGAACGGTCTTGTGCCGTTCCGCCGTATGCACCATCGTCACCCGTACGAATTTCGATTTATCGAACAGACCGAAGGATTGGTAGGGGGCAAGGCTTCTCCTTGAGGAGAAGCTGTCGCGTAGCGACTGATGTGGTGTGAGATTTTG